TCGCCGCTCAGCGCGCCGGCATCCGGCAGCCGGCCGCCGCGCGCGTAAGAATTCTTGCTGGCGTAGGACGCCCACTTGTCGAGGTTCGGCTTGCTGGCGTCGCCGGCATCGGCCGTGCCGCCATCGGCGCGCCGCTTGATGCGACCGCCGCGCCGCATGCCGGGCGGCTTCAGGCCAGGGGGCGGCATGCCTGGGGGCATACCGGGAGGCCCGCCCGGCGGCAGACCAGGAGGAAGAGCCGGGCCCGCTGGCATTGGAGGACCACCACCAGGAGCGCCAGCGGCCCCGGCCTGCGGCCCGCGACCCTGCGGGACCACAACTGCGATGTTGGTGTGGTGGCCACCACCCTTGTCCTTGACCTTGCCGCCGCGCGCGAACCGACCCGGCTTCTTGCCGCCGTGGATCTTGTTGTGCGCGACCGCGGCGTGCTTCGAGCGCACCTCGTGGCTCCAGGCCTTGCCGTCGTGGCGCTTCTGGCTCTTCGGCTCGTGCCGCATGATGCCGCCGACGCGCGCGTGCGCAACGTCGTGCTCGTTGTACTTGGCGTACGGGTGCGCCATGTCAGCCTCCCTTGATGACCTTGCCGGTGTTCGAGACCTGTCGCGCGGGCGCGTTGGTGAAGGCCTCGTCCATGATCTTGGTGGAGTCGCCCTGGCCGCCGCCGGTCGCCGAGCCGACGATGCGCGCGGCACGATCGGGCGGGTATTCGCCGCGTTGGCCGGTCATCTTCGTGAGCTTGTCGCCGTGCGACTTGCGCGCGTCGCCGTGATGCAGGTGAGCCATCATTTGCCTCCCTTCGGCTTTGCCCGCGCGGCGACGCGCGCAAGGGCCCGCTTGTGCTCCAGGTCCGCCGCATGCTTCTCGTCGGCGTGCCGCATGGTCTGCTCGTGCTTGTCCTGCGCGGTGCGCATCGTGTGCTGGTGCTTGGCGTGCTCGACCGCCAGCTCGCGGTGGCCACGCGCCTGCTCGATCGAGATCTCGTGGCGCGCGTGCGCGGCATCGACCGCCATGTCCTGGGCATGCTTCTGCGCGCCGGTGGCGAGATCCTGGCGGTGCGACGCCTGATCCATGGCGAGCTGATGCACCGCGGCGGCGCGCTTGTTCTGGATGTCGGACTGCGCAGATGCGTTGTCGCGCATGATGTCGTGCGCGTGGATGATTTTCTCCTGCTCGACCCGCATCGCCTCCAGCTGCAGCTGCATCTCTTCCATGCGCTCGCGCGAGGCGCGCTCCTGCGCCTTGTCCTGCATGTTGAGCTGCAGCTCCTGCGCCTTGAGGAAGTTCTGGAACTGCTGGATCTGGTTCGCGTTCTGCTCGGCCTGGGCCTTCGCCTGGATCGCAGCCATGCGCGGGTCGGGCGGCGGCGGCGCCGGCTGGGTGTTGAGCAGCCCCTCGGTGTCGATGCCGACGATGCGCATCACGCGCTTGATGACGTTGCCGGCGTTGAACAGCTGCTGGTACTGCCCCGCGAGGGTCAGCAGCGCGACCGACTTGGCGATGCGATGCAGGCTGGTCGGATTGTTCGGGTCGGCGACCGGCACCAGCTCGCGCTGGTCGAGCGCCTGGATGAACTCGTCCATCTCCCACTGGCGCGCCGGCTTCTTGTTGTGGCGCCAGAACGCCTCCGGGTCCTCCTTGAAGCGCTCCTTGAGCAGCTTGAACTCTTCCGCCTGGGCGGCGTGCAGCCGATTGTGGACGCTGTCGATGACCTTGGTGGCCTGCTCGATCAGCGCCATGGTGGTGCCGACCGGCACCTCCTGCTTGCCCTCGCCGATCTGGATCTCGGCGGTCTGGCCGAGCCGCTGGCCGACCTCCTCGACGTGCTGCACGAACGCGGTGAACGCCGGGCCGGGCTCCTTGTAGGGGAGCGGCATGAAGGCGTCCTGGATGCGCATGCCGGGCGGCACTTCCATGAGCTGGACGCCGCCGGGCGGCACGCGGAGCTGGTTGGTGAGCTGGCGCCCTGCCCCCTTGGTGCCGAGCACGCCGGGAAAGTTGGCGAACATGCCGGCGTCGATGAACTCGCGCCAGATCGCGGTCAGCGTGAGCGTGACGTTGCCGAGGATGTGGATCAGACCGAGGCCGTAGAAGCCGAGGCCGCGGATGAACGGGAACTGGACGAAGAACTGCTTCGCCAGACATTCCGGGTCGTCGCGCTCCCAATTGCGCCGCACCTCCAGAACCTGCCGGCTCTCCTTCTCCAGCACGATCACGTAGGGCAGCGGCAAGCCCTTGCCCTTGAACTGTTCGGGCGCGAACTCGTCGAGGTCCAGCTCGGTGTAGCACTCATAGACGGTGTAGTCGGCGTCCTCGGGCCGCACCAGGAACGGGCGCTGCCCGGCGATCTCGGCCTTCTTGCGGTCGACCTCGTTGAGCGACTCATTCGGATTGGGCCGGGTCAGTGCGACATCGCGGTAGGCACCGCGGAGCTGCATGCGGCGCAGGGTCGACGGCCGCATCTTGATGCGATGGGTGACGCGACCGCAGTTGCGCAGATCGGTCGCCGCGTTCGAGACGATCAGGTCTTCGGCATCGACGCTCTCGGACACTGGCCGGCGCCGGAGGGGGCAGTTGTAGACCTTCTTAAAACCGTCGCCGCCGAAGCCGATGTAGAACAGCATGCGATCGGTGTCGGGCACGTACTCGGTCGCCGTCACCGTCAGGTAATGGTTCATGTCCTTTTCGAGCGCCATGCCGAGGTCGTCGAGCTGCTCGTAGGTCGGCTGCTCGGCCGGCGCCTGGGAGAACGGCGGCTGCAGCTGCTCGGGCGGCGGATTGGCGTCGTTGCGCACCTTGACCGGGCCGGTCGCCGGCAGCAGCTCGCCGCGCGCCGTCGCCTGGAAGCGCACCGTCGCCTCCAGCAGCAGCGGGTGCCGGATGGTCGACTGGCCCTCCAGCGGCGCCGATGAGGTGCCGACATCGCCGCGCGGCTCTTCGAGCTTGAGCCCGAGCAGGCCGATGCCGCGCGCGCGCGTCGCCAGCCATTCCTTGCGCGAGTCATCGTCGTAGGCGATGCCGGTGATCAGGTCGCTGGCGATCGATGAAAGCCGGCCCTCATCGATCTCGTTGGCGATGTTGCGGTAAAAATCGTCGCTGTCGGGCTCTTTGCGCGAGAGATCGGGATTGAAGTCGATCGTCACCGAGCCGTCGGGGTGGACGACGCGCATCGCGCCTTCGTCGCTGAAGTCGACGTTCGTCCCCTCTACCGGCAACGAAATAGTCGCCGGCCCGAGCGGCTCTTGTTCCGGGGTCGGGTCAACGAGGCGCAGTGTACCGGGTGCCGCCATCGTGCAAGGTCTGAATTTGCTTTCATTTCTTCAATAACACAGTCTCCCTGGATGGTCGAGACGCTGCTCCAGATCATCGGCGACGGGTTCGCCTGCGGCCTCGTCGCGCGCGACGGCAGGGTCATCGAGGCGGCGCCACGCATCCGCTACATGCGCGGCTGGACCGGACGGCGCGTTGCGGAGCACTGCCGCCAGAAGGGATGGCGCTGGGAGATCGTCCACCGGATCACGCCGGGTACAGCGCCATCGCGCGCGGACGATATCTGAGATCGTCCTCGACCTGGATCGCGACCTCCTCCTTGCGCTGCGCCCAGCCGGCGCGGCGCAGATAGATCAGCGCCTGCGAGCAGGTGTCGGCGAGGTCGTCATGGGCGGCGCGCGGCACGGTCGCGCACTGCTTGATCATGTCCCTGGTCCAGGCGCGCTCGACCGGCGCCCACACCATGCCTTCGGCGAACAGGTGCACCACGGTCTGCAGGCGCGCCGCCTTGTCGGGCGACTTGATGAAGCCGCTGCGTGGGTTGACCAGCTCGATGCCGAAGTCGAACAGGCCGAAGATGCGGGCCAGCTCCTGGCTGGCGCTGTGGCCGGCAGCCTTGTCCTCGATGATCAGGCGGTCGACCTTGAAGCGCTTGCATTCCTCGCCGACGCGCCGCGTGAGGTCGTGCAGCGCGAGGTACTCGGCCCAGCACAGCATGAGGATGATCTGCGGGTTGCCGTTCTTGTCGCGCCAGATGCCCCAGATCGACAGTGCCGAAGGGTCGTTCTCCTCGTCCTCGGTCAGCGCGGTGTCGAGGCTCGCCAGGATGAACTCGCACGGCGGATAGGTGCCGGGCGCGGCGCCGACCTCGGCCGCCGCCTCGTCGGTCCACGGCTGCCACCATTCGGTGCGGATGATGCCGCCGCCGCGCGGCGCCGGTTCCTGCTGGTACTGCCCGGCGAACGCATAAGGCCCGAGTTCCTTCTCGATCTTGGCGACCTCCGACGCCGGGTAGCGCTCGGGCCACAGCAACTCGCCGTCCTTGCTACGCTGATCGACCCAGAACACGTCCTCGTCGTCGATCTCGTTGCAGTCCTCCTCGCCGATGAAGGTCTTGATCCGATCGCCGACCCACGCATTGACGTGGAAGCACGGCATGTACGACATCGGGATGCAGACGTGCGTGTAGTCGAGGTCGTTGTCGAGGATGTAGCCCGACAGGTCGCCCTCGTGGACGCGCTGCATGATCACGATCATCGCGCCGGTGCGCCGATCGTTCATGCGGCTCGGCATGGTCTCGGCCCACCACTTGACGGTGTCCTCGCGCACCTGATCCGACTCGGCCTCCTTCACGAGGTGCGGGTCGTCCGCCACCAGGATGTCGGCGCCGAAGCCGGTCGCCTTGGCGTCGACCGACGACGCCATGCGGTAGCCGCCCTTGTCGTTTTCGAAGTGTCCCTTGGTGTTGCGGTCGGAAACCAGCTTGAAACGGTCGCCCCAGAGGCGCCGGTACCAGCGCGACTCGATCAGGCGGCGCGTCTTGAGCGAATGTTCGAGCGAGAGGTGCTCGGCGTAGGACGTGTAGAAGAACGACACCTGCGGGCCCGTCAGTGCACCGATCTCGCGCTGCGCCCACACCCAG